AATAATACCTAAAATTGAAAATATCTTAAACTTTTTAAAACCCATAATAACTGCACTTCGTATACTTGTAAGAGTAATCCCTCTTATATTAAAATCTATACCAACATCTGTCCCTGGAGTTACAGGGGGAATGATTATTGAGGTAAATGAAAAAAGAAAAAAAGCAGTAGCCAAAATAGCAGAATGGGCTAATCTTATAATTACTATAAATGATTTTGCAATTCCATCTTATAGAAAAAAAATAAGTAAAATATTATCTCCCATTAATAAAGCTTTGAGTTTAGTAAATAACTTTATAGAATCTATAAAAGCTAGATTAGCTGTATTAGATCTATTATATCTCCAATATATTCAAACATGTAATATTGGAGACTTATCAGCTTCAAATTCTGGTAATATAAATGAAAATTTATTAAATCCAGATTTAAGTAATATTATAGAGGAATTACAATCACTGTATGGGAACTTATTAAATAATGTTACTGACGTTAAGGTTATAGAAAGAATAGAAAATACAAAATTTGGGTTTAAAACAAGTTATAAAGTAATTAACTATAATTTAAATCAAAATTCTTAAAAAAATATATATTTATTAATAAACAACAAAAATTATGAAAGCACAACTTTTTGAAAAACTGATTAGAAAAGTAGTCAGAGAAGAAATTGATTATGCGTTACGTAGAGAACTAAAATCACTTAAAGAAGATTTAAGAGATGATATTAATCCTTTAATTAAAGAACAATCTGTTACCAACTCCCCCATACCAAGTAAGGTAAAAAATTCTTTAAAAGAAAAAATAATGGGTAAGGATCCTATTAAAAAACAAAACTTTGTAAAAGATAATACATTAAATACATTATTGAACGAAACCGCAATGGGAAATACGGACACACAAACAGCAATGGCCCCCATAAGTAGTCCTTTTTCTACATCACAATCAATACCAACAGAAGCAATGCCTGATAAAATAGCTAGTGTTGTAAATAGAGATTATAGAGATTTAATGAAAGCAATTGATACTAAAAAAAATAAATAAAAATGCCCTTAATAAATTCATTTAGAAATATAAGTCCCCTAGATATTAACAAAAATGTTAGAATAGGGGTAGCTTTTCCTTTAGATGAAATTAATATGTTCAAGGGAACACAAACAATAAAAGAACAAGTAAAATCTAATATAATAAATGTACTATTAACAGAACAAGGAGAAAGAGTTAATGAACCTACTTTTGGTGTGGGATTAAAAAAATTATTATTTGAACAAAATCCTAATGAAAATGATTTATATGAAAAAATAAACCAACAAATTAATATCCACATACCTGAAATATCATTAATAGATACTTTAGTAAACTTTATAGATAATGAAAATCTTCTTTATATAACAATTACATATATGTTCAATTTAGATAATTCTCAAGATTCTATTCAATTAAACTTTAATTAAAATGGCATATTCAAAAACATCTAATAAATCTCAGGATAAAGACGTTAAATATCTAAATAAAGATTATAACTCTTTTAAAACATCCCTATCAGAATTTGCTGAAGTATATTTTCCTAATAATTTTAATGATTTTAGTGAAGGTAATCCAGGAATGATGTTTTTAGAAATGGCATCCTATGTAGGAGATGTATTATCATTCTATACAGACACACAATTAAGAGAATCATTTTTAACATTAGCTCAAGATAAAGAGAATATATATAATTTAGCTTATGCTATGGGGTATAAACCCAAAATGACATCAGCTGCTTCTGTAGATTTAGATATATTTCAGTTAGTACCATCTAAATTAGAAAATGGCCAGTATTCTCCTGATTATAATTATACTTTAGATGTAAATACTAATTCTACTTTTATATCTACTGAAGGTTCTTCTTTTTATTTAGACAATACTCTTAGATTTGATTTTTCATCATCCATAGACCCAACAAAAGTAACTGTATACCAATATGATGATGATGATAATCCACAATATTATTTACTTAAAAAAACAACAAGAGCTATTTCGGGAGAAACAAAAACTCAAACATTTACTGTTGGAAGTGCCGAAAAATTTAAAACATTAACTTTATTTGATTCAAATGTAATATCTATAGAATCTATAGTAGATGGTGATGGTAATATTTATCATGAAGTTCCCTATCTAGCCCAAGATACAATATATGATGAAATGCAAAACACAGGAGCTAATGATTTTGAATTACATGGGTTTAATAACCAAACTCCTTATCTCTTAAAATTGAAAAAAGTACCACGACGATTTATAACAAGAGTAAAATCAGATAATACTTTAGAAATCCAATTTGGAGCAGGTATAAGTGATAAATCTGATGAACAAATAATACCTAACCCTGATAATATAGGTTTAGGAATTAAAGATGGTAGATCTAAGCTAGATGTAGCTTATGATCCATCTAATTTTTTATTTACAAAAGCTTATGGTCAAGTACCAGCAAATACTACCTTAACAGTAACATATTTAGTGGGGGGAGGTCTAAATTCTAATGTAAATTCAAATACAATCACTCAAGTAGGAACTTTACTAACCAGTAATAAACCAAATTTAAATTCTTCTATGTTAAATTTTGTAATATCATCTGTAGCATCCTCAAATGTAGAAGCAGCTAAGGGAGGAGGAGCAGGAGATACTATTGAAGAAATTAGAATGAACACAATGGCTAATTTTGGAGCTCAAAATAGAACAGTAACTAAAGATGATTACTTAATTAGAACATTATCATTACCTCCTCAATTTGGTAGAATAGCTAAAGCCTATATAACTCAAGATGACCAAATATCTCCATTAACAACAAAAGTAAATCGTATACCTAATCCCCTAGCTTTAAATTTATATACTTTAGGATATGATATAAATCAAAACTTAACAACCTTAAACACAGCTACTAAAACTAATTTAGCAACTTACTTAGAACAATATAGAATGCTAACAGATGCTATTAATATTAAAGATGCATTTGTAATAAATTTTTCACTTAATTTTGAAATAGTTTCTTTTAAAAATTATAATAATGAAGAAGTTTTATTAAATTGTATAACTGAACTTCAAGAATATTTTAGTATAGATAAATGGCAAGTAAATCAACCCATTATTGTATCTGAAATAGAAAATTTATTAAGTGGAGTTAAAGGTGTTCAAGTAATTGAAAAAGTAGAATTTGAAAATAAAAACAGCACAAGCTTAGGATATTCACAATATAAATATGATTTTACTAATGCAACTAGAAATGGGGTAATTTATCCCTCATTAGATCCTAGTATTTTTGAATTAAAGTACCCAAACATAGATATTAAAGGACGTATAACAACATATTAATTATGGCATATTATTTTTTATTTCCAGAAAAAGACGCAACATTATATAGTCATCCAGATAGAATAAAAATGAACACTGGAGGTGACGAAATTCTTGAAATTGTAAAAGAAAAAGGAAGTTCTGACCCTAGATATTATCCTTCTAGAGTTTTAGCTAAATTTAAAAGTAGTGAAATACAATCAACGATAACAGATATAGTAGGAAACTCAGATTTCCAATCAAATGCAAAATGTTTCTTACAACTTTCATCTACAGAACATAAAAATTTAACAACAACACTTAATTTAGAAGCATTTGCCGTATCTCAATCATGGGATGAAGGTACAGGTAGATATTCTAATTTACCTACAAGTTCTAATGGATGTTCATGGGTATATAGGGATAATGACACAACAGCTACACAATGGTCTACTTCAAGTTTTTCTCAACAATCTACAGGTTCAATATCTGCATTAGGGATAACTAAAGGAGGAGGATCTTGGTACACAGGAAGTGGTTTTCAAGGTTCACAACAATTTTTAAAAGGAGACAACTTAGATGTAAATTTAGAAGTAACAACAATAGTTAAATATTGGAGTAGTAGTTTATTTGCAAGTAATACTTACACTGATAGTGATGATCCTGCAACAGATGCACTAGGAATAGAAAATGAAGGAATTATTATAAAACAACCAGATTCTGTTGAAGAGGATACTTCAGGTAGTTTTGGGGAAATGAAATACTTCTCTGTGGACACCCATACAATATATCCACCTAGATTAGCTTTTAAATGGGATGATAGTATACATAGTTCACAATCATTAGCTAAAACTGAAGGTGAATTAAACATTTCATTTTATAGAAATAAAGAAGAATATAACCAAAATGATGAAACTACTTTCAGAATCCATGTAAGAGATAAATACCCTGTAAGACAGTTTACTTCTTCTTCAAATTACCTAAATCCAGGATATTTAACAACATCTTCCTTTTATAGTATAAGAGATGCTCACACCGAAGAAGAAGTCATACCTTTTGACACTGATTATACAAAAATAAGCGCAGATTCAGATGGAATGTATTTTAAAATTTATATGAAAGGTTTACAACCAGAAAGATATTATAGAGTATTATTTAAGCATATAAATAATGATGGTACAACAATATATGATAATAATTATCATTTTAAAGTTATTAGATAATGCCTGATGAATATACCCAAGACCAACCTAAACAAATAAAAGAGAATAATAAAAAAGAAATTACTCTTCAATCTGAAACTAAAATAAATTCCACTAAAATAAAAGGAAAAGAGATAAATTTATTTTTTAATAAAAAAATATATAATAATAGTGCATATGATATAGTTAATAAAGATTTTTCAGAATTCATGGATTCTAAAAATAATATAAATACAAAAAAATTATTTGAAATATACCATAACATTTTTTATTCAATTCCTAAATCTGGAAAACTATCTCATGAAACAATTATAAAACAAAGTGAAGATTATTTTTATAATTTTAATATTCCTAAGGATTCAGTTATAGAAGAATATTTACAAGAAATAGAAAGAAGACTAAATGACCTAACTGATCTTGAAACCCCTAGTACTACATTTTCATTATTTACTGAAGGTACTTTTTTAAAACAAGAAGGATCCACAACAGTATATATAATACATAAAGGAGTTAAAAGAGCAATATACAACTCACGTTTAGTAGAAATAGCTAAAACAGTTTTTGGAAAAAGGAACATCCCTATTGATGAATTATCTCAAGTTGTAGATCCAGAAACTCTTAATGAAATACCCACAGGTCCCAATATTAATTTATCTTCTGATTTTTCTATACCTCTAGAACAATTTGATGAACCAGAAGAACTAACAACAACAGAACTAACAGATTTAGTAGATGAATATACTTTTACTTTATCTAATACTCAGGGGGCTATAACTATCAAATATAAAGGTTTAAGTCCTGTAGGTCTTTTTCCTGAACCAGATACAAAAACAATAAAAATATCACAATTTGAAAATAACCCAATCACAATATCTATCCTTAAACCACCATCTCCCTCAGGCAAACCATTTATAAGTATTACTAATGATACAGATGATCCCATTGAGGATGTTTTAACTATAATTAATTCAGATACAGGACAAAATGTACCAGCATCAACAATAGCGGGCACAACAATAACTTCACCATTTATACCAATGCATTTAGAATGGGGTTCTAGTACACATCCTGATGGACAAAACTGGTATACAGGTACTACAGCAGATTCTAACTTATATGCAGGTTATTTTGCGGGTAAAAAAATAGAAACAAGATTAATTACACCAACAAGTCCTAACGCCCCTAATAATATAGACATTCAAACTATTTTTAATAATCCTGTTAGTGATTATTATAAATGGGAAATGAAAGTAGGAAGTTCTAAATCAGGACTCAGTAGACCTAGTGGTCAAAGGGGTAATATTAGAACCAATAGATACAATCAACTTTATGACTGGGAAAGAGTTTATGGTAGACCTATATATAACTTTATAATAAATAAAGAAAATATAAGATGGTACTGGACCCTAATAAAAGATAAAACAGTAAATAATACAAATTTTAAATATTATTTAGAATTATCTACAATGAATTTTAGCTATATAAATAACACAGTTTACTATAAGATAATGGGTAATGGAAATTACCAATTTCAAGGAACTAAGAATGTAGGAAGTAGAAGACTTATTGAAGTTCGTGATAATGATTTCAGAAAAATCTATAAGCCCGATACAGTATCCAATACAACCTGGGGTATTATAGACTATGCTGGGTATTCTTCCAAATATTCTAACACATCTGCAGCAAGTAAAAAAGAATTTATACAACCTGAGTTAGTATATCCAGGTTTTAAAGGAATTATGTCTAAAGATGCAAGAGTAGCATTTGAAGGTCCATATGATTTTATATAACTTTTTAATAATAATGATATGACTAGAAATGAAATCATAGAAATAGAATCAAAAATATTAGGGCTAAATGAAGAACAAAAATTAAAAGTATCTTCTAAAGCAGATTACATAATTAGTAACCCTAATAGTAATTGGTATAAATCAACACAAAAAAAAGCTATAGAAAAAGATAGAGGTTTATATGCACAAGCTATATATGAAGCTAATTGGGTACTTTATGTTAAACCTCTTTTAGATAAAGATAATGTCCAAAATATTAAATTCAATAAAAAAATATATGAATCTATAGAAGCAGAAGCCAGTTTAGACAGAGATTTTAATGAGTTTAAAATCAAAAAGTATACAACTATTGAATTCTTTGAACATTACAATACATTATTTTATGATATCCCCCAAACAGGAGTAAAACCAAATGGATCAGTACTATACACAGAAACAAATGAAAATGGTGATTTAGTTCCCTATATAGCTGAAGGACCCAAAGGAGAAAAACCAACAGAGGGATTTTATGTAATAAACAATAATAATAATATATGGGTTTCAACTAAAAATACACATAAAGAACTTATAGAAAAAAGTAAAGAATATGTAGGAACACCTATTGATCCTATAGATGAAGAAATCCAACAATTGATTAAACAACTAGAAGGAATAAATAATGAAATAGAAAATATCCCAAAAACCCATCCCTTTTTTAATGAAGGGGATATTATTGAATTAGACGAACCACCACACCATAAATACTACATTCAAGGAGGATTAACAAGACCCATATGGAGTAGTGAAGTTTTCAATTCATTAAAATCAGTTGCAGGATTTTCCAAATCAGATCCTTCTACCTCTATAACCATTCGTGTAGATATTGAAGGAATAGAATCAATAGGAGTTTCTCCTTTAGGACCTATATATTCTATGAAAGACTTATAATTTTTATATTTATAACAATATAATACAAAATGGCGGATAATAGTAAAATATTAAGCATATCAACTCAAGAAAATCTCCAACTAGATTCTTCTATTGCTTCAAAGAATATATCTAAAGGCTTTGGAAGAAAAGAAGATATAATAGAATTACATATTATTACTAAGGATAATCAATTAGTTTATTCTGAACCAAATTTTAAGGAATACACATTCCCTGATTCTTCCCAAAATTCAACCCCCACTGATACTTTTCCTGAAATAATATTAAACCCCACTGAAATATTAAGTAATAGGGGATATGTTAGTGGTAGATTTATTATTAAACTAAATATCCAAAGAAAAAAAATATTTGATGCTAATAGTAATCCTTTTTCTATAAAAGAAATATCACCTTCTCGTAAAGAACTTAGAATTATTACTCCTAAAATATCAAATGAAATTTTTGATAGATCTGTTAAAAGTTTTATATCTGAAATTGAAAGCTCAGCTTATTTTAGAGATTTTGTATTAAATTTTGGAAATGATGTTAATGTATTAGGGATAAATATTTTATTAAATAAAGATCCTAATAAACATGAATTATTAGTAAAAACATTAAATTCTTTACCTATATCTATTAAAGAAAACTCAACTTTTAAAATAGTTGAAAATATAATAGATCCCCAAATAATAGATGTAGATTTAGGAGAACCCGAAATTGATGATGATAATATTAATTTAAGAGGTCCTAATTTTAAAATAGATGTTAGAATTAATAATAGTATACCTTCTAATTATAAAACATATAATGATATATTAGAATATAATGTAACTTCTTCTTATCAAAGACTTTTAAACCAGTTAGAAAATAAAGAAATACCCACAATTAAATATGACTATGTTAGACCTGTTTCCTCAAGCACTGAAGATATAGATCAAGCATACCATTTTGAAAATTTTGTACATTTTAGTAATGCATCTGAAAGATTAAAAAATTTCGAATATAAAGTAAAATTAATTGAATTATATGATTCACAAATTCAAACTATAGAGGACACAGAACAACCAAATGTAGGCATAT